TACAGTCTTCCACAAGGAGTACAGTGAAGGCTACGCTAAGTTCGAGCTATTGAACGGATACGAAGATTATCCAGTAGTAGTGACTAAACTTTCTGAAGATAGTAAGAGGCTCTATGATACTCAAACTATTCCAGACATCCTTCGCGGCATTCAGAATCAAGTAAAAGTAGAAAGGGACTCACGTATTGATAGAAACAGTCTAGCCACTCTACCTCCGATTCTTCACCCAGTTGGTCAAGCACCAACAGATTGGGGTCCCGGAAGGATGATACCTTACCGCCGAAAGGGAGACTTGGACTTTGCTCCAACTCCTCCTTCTCCAGTTGGTTCCATTGAAATTGAAAAAACAATGGAGGCTCAAGCGGATAGATTATGTGGACTAGATGAAACATCTCAGATTTCTCAAGTACGTAAACAATTCTTAGTGGATAAGTTTTTACAGCATTCCGCAGAGGTTTTACAGATGTGTTATAAATGCTTCCAGCGGTTTGGACCGGACTCAGTTTTCTTTAGAGTTACCGGATCGCCAGACCCCGTAGCTTTCAACAAGGGTAACCCAGATGAGAACTACGATATAATGATTTCATATGATGTCCTCAATTCGGATCCAGAAACTCAAGAAAAGAAACTTCAACAAATGGTTGCTCTCACGCAACTGGATCGTAGTGGTCGCATTAACATTGATAGTTTGCTTGATGCAGCTGCTAACAGTATCGACCCGGTACTCGCGGATCGCGTGCTACAACCTACAGAAGCGGCTCAAGAACAAGTTGTAAAACAAGTAACAGATGACCTCGCTAAAATCTTTGCTGGTATTGAAATGCCGGCACGTCCGAACGGTGCTCAAATTGCTCTTACTGTTATCCAGCAGTACGCTTCTCAGCCAGACGTTGCTCAAAGACTTCAATCAGATGAAGCATTTGCTGCGAGACTTGAGAAGTACGCCGGGCAGTACACCTTCCAGATGCAACAAGCACAGAACGCCCAAATCGGTAGAGTCGGTACAGAGCCAGCTCAGATGGGAGATATTAACACACAAGGAATATAATATGGCTGATAATTTATCCGCACAAGGCTACGTAGCGAGAGCTAGGGCAAAAGACAAAGGTGCCCAAGAGGTAGCAGAAATGATAGGAGTCAATGAAGGAGTAAGACCAAAAGCTTACAAGGATTCATTGGGTAATATGTCAATCGGCGTAGGTTTTAATTTAGAGGATACAAGTAATCAACCAATCTTGGATTCTTTAAAATTAAACAGAGATGAACTCAAGTCCGGTAAACGAGAACTAACTGACAAAGAAATATCTGCTTTATATAGTTACTCAATGTCTAGAGCTATTGAAGATTTAAAAAAGTTCGACCCAAATATTAAAACTCGTCCTAAGAATGTACAGATGGCATTAATTGATATGTCATTTAATTTAGGCTATAACAAGTTAAGTACATTTAAAAAGATGAAAGCAGCTTTAGAAAAGAATGATTACGGTACAGCAGCCGATGAAATGGTGGACTCCAAGTGGTACAAACAAGTAAAGACCAGAGGACCACGTACAGTATCTCTTATGCGTTCAGCAGCACAATAATTGCAATAATAATTTATGAGTTTAGAAAAGGACTTACAATCACTAGGTAATCACGAGCACTTTGCTCGATTCTTAAAAGTAGTATCAGAGCTTCGGGAAGAAACTATTGAAGAGCTACATAACGCAAGTAACGAACAGATACAACAAATATCTGGACGCATTTTGACATACGACCAGATACTACAAATGTGCGATTGGAGAAACCTTCAAGTGCGTTTCGCAGATAGACTTGATAAGTAAGTTATAATACATTTATCGCCAACGCTCGGCGTTAAGGAGTGCAAACATTATGTCAAACGAAATCACAGAGGGAGTCGCTGAACCCTCAACCGAAACAACAGCGTCACAGTCAAATATGTCAGCAGCGGATTTTGTAAACCGCCGCTTGGGGCAACTAACTGAGGAAACTCAAGAAGTGGCTCCACCAGTTGAAGCAACAGATGAAGTAACAGAAGAAGCCGCGGTCGAGAGTCCAGAGGTAGAAGCAAGTGAAGAAATCGTTGCTGAACAAACTGAAGAAACCGAAGAAGTTCAAGAAACTTCAGAGGAATCAACAGATGTTCTTTCACAGTTAGATCTAGATGATATGTCCGAAGAAGATCTTCGCGAATTATCCGAAAAGCTAGGAAGTAGAGCAGTCGCTCGATTTGGTGAGCTAACAGCAAAGCGTAAAGCTGCTGAAGCTAAACTAAAAGAGATGGAGGCTTCACTGCAAAATAATAATCCATTAGAAACTCAAGAAGTAGCCAACAATCCCTACGCATCAGTAGATACGTTAGAAGGATTACAAGAAAAGGCGAAGGAAGTAACAGATGTCATAGAATGGGCAGAGGAAACATTATTCAATGCAGACGGCTACGGACCCGAAGATGTTGTAACAGAAGTCGAAGGTAAAGAACTTACAAAAGCAGATGTGCGTAAAAGTTTATTGAACGCACGTAAAGCTCGTGATAAGTTTCTACCAGCTCAGTTACAGACAGTTCAAAGAGTACAGCAGTCACATCAGCTCAAAGAAGCTTTTGATACACAAGCTGAACAAGAGTTGAACTGGTTACAAGGAGAGGACAATGACGTACGTAAAAGCTACGAGGCTATGATTGGAGATCCAAGATTCAATTCACTACGCGAAAAAGCAGATCCAGAAGTTGCAGCTCAACTTAACTATCTGATGGCTCACGCAGCGAACAGTATCTATGGACGTAAACCAGTCAAGGAAGCTCCGAAGTCAGCTACGTTAACACCTCCTAAGACAGCTATTACAGCTGGGGCAACATCAGATAAAAAAGTGAATAAGTCCGTTAAGGCACTTAAAGACCTTAACCAACGGTTTAGACATTCTGGCAACAAGAGTGATTTTATAACTCTCAGAACACAACAAATTAAAAATCGTTAAACAACACAATACCCATTAAAATATTATGGCATTCTCAAATACATATGATATAACAGATCCGGGATCTGGTGTTTCTAACAGAGAAGACTTGACAGATGTCTTGACAATTCTTGCTCCAGAAGAAACTCCAATCCTTTCCTCTGCTTCAAAGCAGAAAGCAAACGCTACATTCGTAGAGTGGACAGTAGACGCATTATCTACTCCATCGACAACTGGTATCCGTGAAGGTGCTGACGTAGGTACATTCACAGATCAGTTCGCTGGACGTGCTCGTCTTGGTAACTACGTACAGAAGTTCCGCCGCGACTACCAAGTATCAGACCTACAAGAAGCAGTTGATTCAGTCGGACCAGCTAAAATTGCTCAAGCAGAAGCTAAAGCAATTCGTGAGCTTAAACGCGACATCGAAGCAACTCTTGCTGGTACTCAAGATCGTGCTGCTGAAAACGGTACTGACACAGCTTACGCCCTTCGTGGTTTAGGTGATTGGTTAGACTCAGCTGGACCTACAGACGTTCCAGCCGGTTTCCGTACACCCGCTGACAGTATCTACACAACTACAGAAGCTGGAAGTACAGCATTCGGTGAAGCTCAGTTAAATGACATCATCGCTTCTATCTTCAAAGAAACTGGTACAGTCAACGACCTTATGTTAGTTGCTGACACTAAATTACGCCGCGTAATCAGTGATTTCGCTCGTGTAACTGCTTCAGCTACAAACAATGTACGTTCAGTAAACTATGACGGTGGAGCTGGTGAAATCAAACTTACTGTTGATTTATACCAATCAGACCACGGTATCGTTTCTATCGTAAACGGTAACCCAGATTGTATGCCAGACTTCGGTTCATCTGCTGGTGAAGCTGGATACTTAGTAAACCCAGAGTACTTCGGTATTCACGAGTTAATCCCAATGGGATCAACACGTCTACCTAACCAAGGTGGTGGTGAGCGTGGCTACGTGGATTGTGCTCTTACATTAGGAGTATATCACCCACAAGCACACGGTGTTATCCAAGGAACTGCTTAATCCTTATATTCGGTACGGGGGGCGAAAGCCCCCTATACCTTTTTTTAATCTTTAATAATATCTTAATATGGCACAATTAAATACTGGAAACCTCGGAGGAGGAATTACACATACATTTGAATTTGATTACAACGATCTGCAAACAGATGGTTTTTTAGGAACAAACGGAGCACTAACTGGTTCTACTAAAAACGAAGTTCAAGTCTTTGGGGCGGATAACCAAAAGGTTGTTATGAGAATCCCTAAGGGTGGATTTATGCAAATAGCTGGAATTACTACAGTAGAAGCAACTTCTGGAGCTAGTGACTTAACCTTTTATTGTAATGCAATAGATGAAAATGCAGCTACACTAACTGATATGAGTGGAACAACATCAGCTCTTTTAACTCAAACTGAATTCGATAATAGAATTGCTGGATACTCATTAGTAAATAATGGTAATGCTTTTGGTCAAACATTGGCTAATTTTATAACTGATAGTGACTCTGGATTAGATGGACTTACTGGTGGAACAGATGCAGAAAATGGAGCAGCCGCAGCTTTAGCTCTTTATAATAATAGAACTCAAAATACACAAGAAAGAAGTTACGCAGCTTATACTCCAGCAGTATCAATTGCTGATGTTATATATGTAGGATTTACTGGAAGTATTTCTAGTTTAACTGCTGGTCGATGGATTTTATACTTCCAATTATTTGATCCAATTTCATTAATTAACGGCAAAAAACCAGACGCTTTAGCATAATGGATATTATTACCGATCTGCCCAAGAACTTTACGGATGACGAAATCAACTCTGCATTTATGCAAGAGATTAAAAATGGTTTCAAACTTGAACGTGAAACAGAACACGAAAGAGTAGCAGCTGCCGCTAAGCAAGCAGCTCACTTAAAAGGAACCACTCATCCAGTTCTGGGTAAACCGGTAGCCACTATGCCGGCTCGTGAGTTCTTTAGACTTACAAACAAGTACGGACACAAAGAGGTGCACTCCAAAGAATTTCTAAAGCACTACAATAAAACATTTGCTGAACTTTCCCCTAATAAAATATAATGCAAGTTAAAAGTTACACAGATCTTAAAGCACTCATACAAGCGTTAGCCGGTGTGAGTTCTTTTACAACTGAGGAGGATTCTAAGATCCTTAGTTTTGTAAATCGCCGAGCTGCGGAAGCATATAACTTGAGTCCATCTTGGTCTAGGTACTTAGTTATTTCTGAAGAAAGAACACTTACCTCCGGAAACGTAGTACCTTATACTGAAGCCAGTAAAGATGATATAGGTGAGTTCATTCGTATTCATAGAACCCAAGCATTTCAAAAAAACTCTGCTTTAGAGTACGATTTCTACGTGGATGCCAATGGTGCTAATATTTTAAATATAACTAACGATAATGATCTGACAGCATTTGTTACTTACAAGAAAGAACTTCCTACATTTACAGAAAGCTCGGCAGATTTTCCACTTGAGTTCTTCTACTTCGTGGCTCACGCATCTTATGCAGACTTCTTACGTATGGATGGTCAGCACGGTAAAGCACTAACCGAAGAACAAATAGCTAAAAACTATTTAGACATTGAGTTAGAAAAAATAGATATTCGCAATAATAATAACTCAATCAATCACAAATTTTCAACTTACGTCAAC